GTGTAGTTTGGTTCTTAACCAATACACGATCATTAACAACAAGTGTGTAAGTATCAATAAGTGCTGTGCCAGTAACAGTATTAGTAAGAGTTGCACCAATACCTGTACCTTGAGAGGCATCTGTTGTTCCTGCTGCGTATGTCCATGCAAGATTTGCTGTAGTAGCAACTCGAACAGAGTCGTGTACGTTAAGACCAGTTACTGCTGTGTCTACGTAGTTATTGTTAGCAGCATCTGTTGAAGCAACTGGTGTTGCTACGTTTGTAAGTTTATACCCACCCATTGAGTAATCAGCAGTTGCAGTAGCAAGAGCGTTAAGGTGAATGCCGCCGTGATCTGCATCTGTATGGCGGTGAACGTGATCTGCACGAGAAACTTTAAGTGATGTTCCTTGAGCGTTTGCAGTGCTGAAGTTAGCCATGTCTGCGGTAAGCCCGTAAGGAAGAGCAGGTACCCAATCAGATGAACTTGCAGTTCCCTTTGCAACATAAAGAACAAGGTTTGTTAAATCAAGATATAAGGAGCCTGTTGAAGTAGGTGCGGATGCAGGAGTACCAGAACCTGTTGATACGCTTCCTACTGGTGTCCACCCGGTACCGTTATAGACCTTTAGGGTGTTTAGTGTGTTGTCGTACGCAACTTGACCAGATACTGGGGAACCAATTGCATTGATCTGTGTGGTTGACAGATTCTGCACTCGGGCATTCTGAAGCTCGAGCTGGTTTAAGTTAATTGGTACTAGAAAACTACGTGCCATTATCTATCTCCTTATGAAAGATACGCATCGCCGCTGAAGGCGGATTGAAATATTACAGTCGTACTATTGGCATTGGTATACCGTACTTCGCCTTCAACATTGGTACCTGCTGAGTCTACAACAGTTACGTTTGGATTAAAGTTCAAATTATGGGCAATAACCCAAGTAGTTGAAGGGGTTCCCTGGATATGGTGGTAGGCAATCGGGGGCAGTACCGAGCCTTCTGTTAGCACATTTATGCTTAGTGGGGCCGGATAAGTGATGTTTGTAATGTCCGGAATTTCTAGGCCGTATTCTGGATTTGGCTGCCAAATTTGCGGGTTTGTCATAGCGTCACTTCTTCCCTAGTAAATACTTTACCAGTCATGTATGTTCGAACTGTTGAGTCGGTGTTGTTAGTCATTTGTAGGTCATAGTAGGCGGTACGTGGTAGATCCCTGGTTACAGACCCTGGTAGGGTCAAACGCAGGGTATCTATGACGGTAGATGTAGATGTAATCTTGGTAATAGTAAACGTTCCAAGAATAACAGGGCCAACCTGAGCGTAGTCCCCATTTGTGTAGAGACGAATCTGACCCTTTGGTGTGTAGCCAGTAAGGTCAAATCCAAACTTAAGATCAATCTTAAAGTCATCGCCTGAGTACATAGATAGATCGCGGTTCATAGCTGTGGTTGGAGGAGTAATGTCTCCGTAATCTGGCATGTTGAGATAGACACGTTGTGGCAATGAATTATCGTCAATCTCTTGTGGGCGATAAACAGGAATGTAACGGTTTGTTCCACGGCTAATGCGACGTAGGGTTTGAACTTCAATTCGGTACATGCCGATATTGAGCATAGCGCAAAGTTCTTTGTACTGGTCTTTACGAACCTGTAGCATCTCCATAAGTTGGCGATAACGCTCAGAGCGTGGGATAGAGACACCATCTGGAGAGATGATGTCAATATCAAATGCGGCATCATTAGCCAAGGTGTATAGAGCCATGCTAGCGGCAAGTAAAACCACTGGGTATTCTTCTAGTGGAGGAAGCAAACCAATTTGAGTGATACGACTTCCAGCCGTATCTGTGGTGTGAGCTGCGTGCTCTAGAAAAGCAGTGTTGATATAGTAAGAAATTTCAGTATCTGTAAAGTAACGGTAAGCCTGTCCAAAAACAGTGATAACAGAGTTATTGATAGGGATAACAGAGTTGGCAAGAGTAAGAACTCCCACCCCTTCTTCAACGGTTACGTTTGCAGAGATGTCGGTTGTAACTGATAAGACTAGGGCTGTTCCTGTTGCGGAAGTAACTGCTGCGCCAGTAGCGGCACTAGAGATCTTAAAGTAAGTTGATGTAACTTCTGTAATAACCGCACCAGATATATTAAAGGCTGTTGTAGAAAGACCCGCAATATTTACTACGTTACCTAGCAAAAAAGTATTGTTGGCTGTGTAGGTAATAACACCTGCGGAAGCTGAGGCTGCGGTTACGGTAGCTGCAAGTGTTGGGGTAGTAGACTTGATAGAAAGGGTATATCCCTGTACTGGGGCCTGAGAAAGCTGATAGCGAGTATCAAGGCCATTACTAGTAAATGTGTCAGTAAAGGATCGGGCGATGTCGCCAATTTCTGACCTTAGTCTGTCAGAGAGCTGTGATACGGTTGCCACTAATCCTCCAGATATGTTTGGTTCTAATCATCCTATATAATCGTAAATAAATCTATATAAAAAAGGCCCCGCTCCTACAGGAGGGCGGTTGTAGGAGCGGGACGATTAGAACTCGTACGAATTACAAACGGTCGTACAAGTAACCTTTTTCTTTTAGATGGTTTGCTACCTGTTGGGTAACCTTGTACTTCTTGCCCGCTTGGAAAGAGTAATGGTTGCCTGCTCCTATAGTCATCATTTCAAGGTCTTCTGCAACACGTACGACAACTGAGTCGTCTGCAAGGCTTACGCCGAGATCTTCAACCTCATCAATTACTGTTGGTACAGGAGTTGTAAGATCTACAACCTCTGTTGAATCACGGTAATCTTTTGCCGCTGTTGCCATAGACATTTCGCCTGCACGAGCTGCTAGAGCTTCTGCGTTGGCTTTAATTTGTGCTTCACGTTCACGTCCTGTGACGTCTGTTACTTTTGCTTTTGCCACGATGTGTATTCTCCTATTAGATTGATTTTTGGGTGGGGGCGGGTTTTACCCCGCCCCCTATTAAATTAGTTGGTTTCTGCGATAACTACAGACTGATCTGTGATTAGACCAAGACCGTAGATTGCGTACCATGCAAGAGCGTGCTCACGACCGAAGTCAAGAATACCGCCGTCACGAAGCTCAACTGGAAGTGAGATAGCGTGACCGAATGCGTTGTCTCCAATAAAGATAGCTGAGTAGCGATCGTTAGATCCGTTACCTGTCTTTGTTGAAGGAGTTGTGTATCCTCCACCAGTTGGGTAAACGATAGAAGCTGGATCAACAGCTGTATCTGTGGTGTAGTTTGCACCAGCACCGTTTGTTACCTTCTGGATTTGAGTTGTCTCGATGAATACTGTGTCGTACAAACGACCGATTTCACCAAGCATGAAGTTTCCTGGAGCTGCGTACTTTGTGACTTCGATGAACTCTGGATTGTCACGGAGCTTACGGCTCTGGTGTGGGTGCACGAATGCAACATATGTCTCACCGAGGCGAGGGATGTTCTTGGTAGCAAGTGTTTCTACTGCATCCTTGACTGTCTTTGGTGTCAAGTTGAATGCACCAGTCATTGAAGCACGTGTTGTGCCCTTTGTACCGTCTGCATACCAGTTGTTAACTGCTGAAAGGTTTGAACGATCTTCACCGTAGATGACTGAAGATGCAGCCATAAGTGTGTCACGAGCCTGGCCATCAAGGTAGAGAGCCATGTTACGTCCAAGAAGACGTGATGCTGATGCCATAACGTCATCGAATGATGCGTTAAGTAGGAGCTCTGATACTGCGATTGCGTATCCGTGCTCAGCAACAGTGATTGAGAACTGTTGTGCAGTTAGTGCGTTTGTTGACATACGTACGCCTTCAACCAATGGAGCTGCGAAGCCTAGGTTGTTGTAACGCATGAAGTTGATCTGGAGACCAGGTGCGACGCCTAGTTCTGTCTTCTTAACAGCGAACTGTTCGAAGCGAAGGATAGGCATTGACTGGAATAGAATTTCCTTAGACCAGATGGTCTGAATTGCTTGTGTAAGCTGGCTGTTAGAACCAGAATACGCTGTAGGTGCTGCGGCTAGATTGCCGGTACCTGTTACGGCTGATGCCATGTCGGTGTTACTCCTTATTCATATATGTTAGGTTGATTTTAAAAGGTAATTGCTTACCCGAATAGTCCCTTGTTTTGATTGTTTGCTCCTGGGAACAAACGATCTCTGTACTTTGCGTATTCAGTAACCGACATTGCGGCAATTTGATCCGCGGTGAACTGTTGTTGTCCCGAGTTGTTTTCCATTGTTGGGGGCAAAGTAGTACTTGTGCCCTTCATGTCACGACGAGCATTCTGCATAGCCTGCTGCGCCGATTCCAGGATCTTAGACGAACGTTCTCTAAGTCCAGTAATACTCTGTTCTATCTCGTCTGCATTATTTCCTGAGATTAGATCTACAAGCTCAGGCATAATATTTTCTTGCTCTTCAGCAATGCGACGATTTCTGTAAGAGGTAAGTTCAGCATACTGACGCTCACGCTCCAGAAGTGCATCTTTACGAGCACCTTCTTGACGAATTTCTTCGAGCTGGGCTGCCCATTCTTGTTCCTTCTTTTCTAGAAGTGAACGAACATCCATTTCAGATTCTGCCTTCTTACGGGCCTCTTCTTCTTTCTCTTTCGCAATACGTGTAGCTTCTGCAAGCTGCGTTTCACGATCTTTCTTGAGTAGATTAATCTCTTCTTTTAGTGAATCAATTTGAGGATAAAGCTTTGACTTCTCTTGTTCACGAACTCGTTGAAGATCTACTTCTGTATATCCTGCCTTTGAATCTGTAACAGGATTTACTACTTCTTGCTGTGCTGGTGACTTTGTGCTTTCAACTTCAGAAGCAAATGCTTCTTGAGCTAGCGCACTATCAACAACATTTGATGTTGTTTCTGACATGCTTATTCCTTTAGGTTAAGAGGTCGTTGTCCGATTTAATGCCACGATGACCTGCGGGTTAGTTTGGTATATAGCCTGACAAATTATTAGTGATTTGTCAGCCTAAATCATTGGTTTTCTTCAGAGTTAGGTGTATCAGTTTGTGTATTCGCACTCTGTCTAGGAGTTTGAGTACCGTATGCTTTTACAACCATCTCTTGCTGAAGTTCTGTAATTGTTTCTTCTTCCATTGGACTGATGACACCTGGTTGTCCCGTAGGTCCAGGGCCAGTACCATCTGCAGGAGCTGCTCCTGGAGGAAGAGTTCCATCCGGCATCATACCAGTAAGCGATGTGATTGCTGAATTTATCTGTTGCTTGACAAGAGCAATAGCTCCGTCAGCCTTAGCATCTTCGATGAGCTCTGCACGAATTTCTGCAAGCTTCTCATCTGGGAATTCCTCACCAAGCTGGCGAAGAGCACCTTCACGGCTTTCAAGGTTCATATTCATCTTTTGCTGGATTTCGTTGAGTACGATCAACTTATCTAGTGGAAGTGGAGGAGGCATATGTACGATTGACTCATAAGTTATTGGGTCTGCCAAATTAAGCTGTGTAAGTTGACCTGGCTTGATTGGTCCATTAACTGTTGGGTTGTATGTAAATAGCTCTGGCTCTTTAAATGCAAGAGTCAATAGGACTAGCTCATTGATACGGCGTAAGCCCTCTTGATACTGTACAAGCTTTTGGTGGTAACGGTTCATCAAAGGCTGGTACTGAATAGCAAGTGCAACACCAGAGGTGTTAGAAATAGGCTGTACTTGACCAAGAGCGGTCTCAGGTACGCCAACCATTTCATGCATAGCTGTCTTAACAACCTTTAGGTACTCTAGAGCGCCTTGTAGGCCTTGTCCGCCTCCTTCGAGGTTAAAGACCTGCGCTTCCTTAGGAAGACCTGCCCAAACCTTCTTAGGACCCTTTTCAAGGGATGATGCCTTAGCACCTGTAATAA